TATACATTTTCATTATCTGTTGCTTCTGCATCAACAAACACTTCGATTGAATCTGTATCAGCATTATCGTTGGTAAGAGCAACCCTTAGGATTCCATCATCGTCAACAATAAAGCCTTCTCTTTCAAAACTGGTGAGTATTTCACCTTCAAAGATTTCAATATTATCTGCACGATAAACACCAGGAGATATTTTTCTTGCAATATATTGTTGCATGGTTACAAAGTTATAATTTGTACCCTGGAATGCAGTTCTGAAATCACTAAATGCAGGTATTGCAACCGTTTGTCCTTGCAGTACACCATCTGTGTCGGTAATAGTTACAGAGACCGTTGCTTTTGCGGATCGTCTTGACCGTGGAAGATAATTCAATTCCTTCGCATGGGACACAACCGAATTGCGTAATATAGCTGAATCAAGGAACATTTCATTGATTGCCATATTGGTATAAAAATTATTATGATATGTGTTATAAGCGAGCACATCCATAAGGACATTCATGTTGGACCCTTCAAAGTTATAGTCTTTGAATTGGGTTTGCTGCCTCAAGTAGGTTTTAAGTTGAGATTTAATCAGCTCAAAATCTAGTTCGGTGATGGGCGTTTGAGTAGCCATATCTTATCTCGTCCTTTCTAGAATAACATCTAGTGTAATAGGTTGTTCTTGATTCCTCACATAAAAAGTTATGTTAGCCGATACATTATCACTGTCCATGTCTGCCGCAACTGTAACATCAATTAATTCTGCTCGCGGTTCATATAATTTAACTGTTTCCTCAATCTGTGTTTTAATCATTGTTAAAATAGCTGGAGTTAGGTTTTCAAAAAGCATTGCTCTTATATTGCCGCCAAGGTTTGGCTGCATTAATCTCTCTCCACGATCAGTCAATAATAAATTTTTCAATGCATCTTTTACTGCATCATCATTTTTTAAAACTGTTAAATCATTAGATATAGGGCTTATTGCAAGATCTTTTCTCAGATCGGCATAAAGATCTACCTTTTTAGTTCTTGGTGTAAATGTTGTAATAGGCATCTGCTATTCGTTCCCCGAGCCTGCTGGTTCTATGTGTATATGAGATGAATAAGCAATCAATTCTAAATTATATAGGGCTAAAAGTCTTCTCATTAAAATGATATCATCACTATTTAGGTTATTAGTACTAATGTCAAATGCCTTCTTAGCCATATGCCAAGAACCTTCTACACCCCCAACATTCTTATTGCATTGACTGCTTCTCCAAGCACTCGTAATATTAAAAGTCTTGCCGATCACAGCCTGAACTCTCATTATCTTAACAACAAAATTGCAATCCATTTCCTTCCAGGCACTTTCGCCATCACAGAAACCTTTTTTACCATTAGGAAACGCAAATATATTAGACCCACCGGACTCTATTACTTTAAAGGTTGGTATATTATTAATTTCTTTACAGGTAGCCGCTGGTGGTGTTTTTGGTTTCTTGCCACTTGGTGTTGGATAACTGTTTTCAGATTCATCACCTGTTTCAGCCGCGTTAACACCGGCACTCCATTTTTCTTTTAAAATCTCTGCATTTTGTTTTCGTACAGCTGTGGGGTATCTTTTAGCACCTCTTTTTACAAATAAAGCAGAAGCGGAATTTGATGCTCTGCCAAGGCGATTTACTATTTGTTCATATTTTAATGCAAAATTTTGTGATGGTCTTTTGACTTCATTGATTAATGCTTCTATGTTTGATATAAATGAACAGAATCTTAAAACAAGATACTGAATTTCAGCCAAACCTTTTCTATCAAATAGACTTACAGCATAATCAAATAATTTTTCTATACGTTCTTTTAGTGTTTTCTTATTATCATCGTTCATAATTGCTTCTGCGTCATCTTGAATTTGTCTGCCACGTTTTGCAATATTCTCGTTGATAAAATTCTCATCACAGTTTACATAATTCAAAAGATTAAAATTGCGGATCGTCTCTGCCACTTTTCGCCATGTCTGTTCAATTACATCAATAATTTTCTTTTTAATTACTTTAATTAGAGCCTCGGCAAGCCCTTTTTCCGCAACATCTTTGAAGAAGGAATTATTTTTAATACGTGTTATAAAACTCAATGCATCTGAGATAAAACCTTGGATCGTATCAACAATATCAAAGAATGCATCAATCGCACCAAATACACCTTCTATTTGTTTACAGAACCCGCCTAAAATACTATTTGAAAATGTATTTTTATAATACCCATCTAATTGGAATAATAAATTATCAGTACCTAATGTAAGCTGTCCGTCAATAACAGGTGGCGTATAGTTTGTTTCCTCCATAAAATCGACAAATTCCAGAGCACCAACGTTTCCTCTATTAATTCTTTCCGATAGATCAGGATATTTTACCAGGTTAGCATTACTAAGTAATTGATTAACAGAATTTAAAGTAATATATAAACTAGGCCCAAACCTAGATTCTGCTCTAACTAATGGATTTTCTGTAGCTTCACTCGAATAAGATTGAATAAAATCTTCTGCCCATGCATCTATCTGATTTAATGTATATGATCCATCATCATGCACAAGAGGTAAATTTATTGATACTCGTTCTCTGTTCCTGATGGTTTGATCCACCAGACATTGACCGTTTATAGACGGTGAGTATGAAAAGCACTTATCAGACATATATTCTCCTAATAAAATATTTATCCAAGTCCATCAAAGACATCTGGTAAATTAACAGCTATATGCTTGTCAACATTGTCTAATGCAGCCTGTTGCGAGGTTAGTAGTGCATTATATCGTGTTCTTGCATCACTTATTGCAAATTGAACTGGGCCTGATGTAATAGTAGACTTATTGCTTCCCACACCACCATATCTACTCGCGCCAGTATTTGGATCTGGAATACCTGCCCAGATTCCAGCAAGTGTATATTGGAATTTATCATCACTTATTTCACCATCTAGCCAACGATTGAGACTTCCATCCATTTCCAAAAGACCAACCGCCGCTCTATCCTGTGTTGCGGAATCAAATATTTCGTCTCTTGAAATATAACCTTTATCAACTACACGCTTTAGTGTTGAACTAATAAATTGATATCTACCAATAGCAGTACTTTCGCTTTCACACTGCGGTGGGCCTGCCTTACAAGCAATACCTCGGTCAATAAGATCCTGTTGATAATCCAAAACCTCACCAACAGTCATTTGTGAAACTGGTTTTCCTGGCTTATTTGAATCACTAATTTGGTAGAATAAAGCATCGTAACCATCTGCTCTTGATTCAGCAGATGAGATCATATCCAAAATAGGTTTCATTGAGTCACTTTTGTTGGATACTATATCTGCTGGAGTGTTATTTCTTGTAGAGTCGGTAGCAGTACCGGATCCATGCCCAGCACCTGAGGTGACACCAGCAGAACTTGAAGATCCTTGTCTATAAACAAATGCGGTATTTTTAGAAGGAGGTTCTGGCATTTTTGGAACCTGACTTAATTCCGCAAAATCCAATGTTTCGACGAATGTACCAACGGCTCCGGCAGCAAATGATGGGCCACGGAGACGACCAGCAAGGTTTACAAGGTTATCAACCTCAACCAAAACACCACCATAGATTGATGTATATGTTGACGATTGGAATTTAGCAGGACCGACTAAACTGTTTATTTCTACACCCAAACCACCAAATTTTGTCGGAACGGTACCGGCAGCATCTATAAACAAATTATTTATAGCTGCATTAAAATCACCAACCCCAAATAGGTTATAGCCGTCTGGTCCAAATTGTACATTATGACTGATTAAGCTTGTTTGTTTTGTATAAGGAGCGAGTTGATGCCACGATTCTCCAGCCTGCAATTTCATGCTTCGTTTGGCATAAAGTGACATATTACTTACATTAGCAGCTATTCTTACCTCAGCAGCACGTGCGGCTAATTGATCACTAGCATTAAGTGCCATTTGACCACCAACACCGAACTCTGCATTGCCATGCACAAGTAATTTATAATCGCCTAGAACCTCGGTTGTTTGATTACCTTTTACATATGTTGTAGCATCACCCGCAACATGAATATGGCTTTGACCACCGACATAAACATGACTATTTTTTATAGATAGGTCAAATTTATCTTGGTTTGATTTATAGGTAACATTTCCACTAGAGTCCATTTGAATATATGAACCTTCTTTATGCCAAATCATAATCCGTTCGGCATCATCGGTGTCATCTAGTTCAATAACGTGTTTGGATGTTTCCCATATTTTATTGTGTGGCCATTTAGCATTATAAGCTGGTGGTGGCTCATCCCAGTCATCAGCACTATTTGCTATCTTGACATTTTCCACTCGGCTCATTTCCTGTGCAAGAATATATGTCTCGTCCAGGTTTTCACCACGAAGTAATCTTGATGAAGGCGGTTGCCCCCAGCTTTCAGGATCAGAACCTTTCGCCGTTAGATGTCCGTCCTTATCTGGATACACACCTATACCATCTGCCTCTGGGTGGTCTGGTCTTATATCAAAACTTGTAGGAATAAGACCTAAAACCATAGGCTGTTGCGAATCTCTACCGTCCAAAAATATTCCCCACACAAGTGAGTTTAAAGGTGGTAAAGGATTATTGTTACTATAGTTCCCCGCAACACATTTTGCCCAAGGTAAGAATCTTGTTGGAATATCTGTTTGAGTACCGTGAACACCGAATGCTCTTACTCTTACTCTATGCTCTCCAGTATTGTCATGATCTTCTACCATGCCTATAAAAAATAATGGATTTTTGATTCCGCCTGCTTCAAACATTATGTACTCCAATCAAATTTAGTAACGGAAAGTCTTGTGCTTAGCACATTATCTTCCAATGCATGGATAGATTCTTTTACCAAATATCTGCCAGATAATTGTTGGTGAGGATCTTTTCTACCAGTAGATAGCCCTGATTGTTCTTTAATTGAAAGATCAATAACCTTACCCGGTTTAATATCCAACCGACCTTTTAATTCTAAAGTAAGTGGTGTTCTATTTATGTGATGATTATATGCAATTCTATTTGAAACAATTTCGGAAAAATATTGTTCATTTTTAACTATAGGACTAGCATTAGGCTGAGTGCCATAGTCTCGTACCACCATAAAAGTTCTTTCACTATCCTGGCTAAACCAATCTTTTAGAAATGGCTCGGAATGAACATCATCCTCGGCTCTATTGTTTCTTTGAATTTTTTTGTTATTAATATCTAGGAAATTGGCATCTTCTAAATAATTAAAACGATTATTTATTACTCGTCTTCGATTGATGTCAATTTCAATAACATTGTTTCTATAACCACCAGAAAAGAAATCTGCAGAGGTGTCAACCCGAAGAGGATAACTTAATCCTTCTACCTGGCGAATATGCGTCTCTGTCTCTCTAGGATCCATGGATCCATAAGGATCATAGGTTAAAGGAATGATTTCATCCTCATTAACATCAGCATATTTAATTAACCATTCATCCGTGACAAAGTAATAGCCATCGACTGTTTCAAAGAACCTATATGTACACGATGCAGATTTTGTGCTAAATGATTCTCTTGATAAAAAGTTCATTGTTTCCGCAGGGTTTAAATTGGGGATGAGTAATCTTTTTGTACCTTCAGTTCGTTGGATAAAAAAGGTTCTGGAAGGTTCTGATTTAAGAGTATAGGCGTCAGTAATAAAAATTCGTTCATCATTTTTTCTTTTTGTTTGATTTCCGTCAGATTTAACACCTAAAAAATAATTATCTGTCCTAGTAAGTTTATCATAATAATTATCAAAAACCTTTTTAGCCGCAGTAGACGCAAATATATCATACATAGGCTCACAAACTCTTTTGCCTATAGTATTAAACGACACAGTAGAAGTAAAATGCATGGTAAATATTTTACCATCACCGTTTGATGTTGGGCTGATGCCGTCGATCTTATAGACTCTTACATCCATATTTACTATTGTATTTAAATCATAACCTTTAATGGTTAAATGTAATCTTTCCTCACCGCGCAATGGTGTTAGATTTCTATCCGTATAGCCGGTGGATTTTGCTTCGGATTTTGTTGTCGGTAAAGCATTTTCAAGCAATCCTACTCTATCCTCTACAAGAATTGAGCCCAAATAGCTATTCTGTGTAATGGACTGTTGCAGACTAAACCCAGTAATCATTGCAGTAATATTAACACCTTCTCCACCAGGAGGTGTGCCATACGTGAACAGTACAGCTCTATCAATTGTAGCCATGGATGCGTTATAATCTTGCGACACTTTAGCTTCCGACTCTCATTTTGGCAATAAATTCATCTTCCAATTGGCCAATAAAATCACTATCGAACAGAAAGATCTCTTTTTTATTTGAATTTAAATCATTTTCAAAATCAATAATTCTATATGCAATCCATTCATCTGGAATAATACGCTTAATAATAATCTTTCGACCTGCTTCTGTACGAAGAATAATCCTATTTTCCGCACGGAGATAGATTGTTCTAAAAGATTCCGGAGCTAGTTTTACAATATCAACTGCCATTTAGACCTCTTTATAGTAATATAAAATGTTTTCTTCACTATTCTGATCCTTTACCCAGTCAACGACATCTTGTCCTGTCAACCCAGATTGCTCTGAATATTTTTCGATCAAATAATTATTAAAAGTTAATTCATCCATAGGCCATTCGTGATAAGGATCGACAATATTATTTGCCAAATAAACAAGCCAGACATAATCCACAGATCCGTAATAGAATAATGCAACGTCCTCAGCTCTTTCATCATCAGATACTGTATATGGTAAAAACAGCATAGGGTTTGTGGATATTGATTTTAAAAATTGATTTCTTCTTGTAATGTCTCGTACCTGTTTGCCTTGGTATTCGATAACAGGAAAATTTTGAAAATAACTAGCCATAACTTATCCTCCGTTACCGATGGCAGAAGTCGTTATACCTTCAGTTGCGCCCGTGTAATCATTTGCTGTATGTATTTCAAGCTCTTGTAATTGCATACTTAATGTTATAGCACCTGGTTTACCATCGGTCATAATAGGAATTGTACCCGTAGCGCCATAATCAATATTAACAGATTGAATCATACAAGGTTTAAAACGTGGGAAGTGAGTCTGATCAACACCTAAAAGATGGATTTCAACTACACTTGGATATCTTAAAAATGCCCTGGAGATAACTTCGCTACCTGCAATATTAACACCTTGCGACTCAGGTAAAGATTTTGTTTTTAAATAATTAATCATGCTTTTAATTGTTTCTGAATCTGTTCTATCAAATGGATATAATTCCCATGTAAATTGATACGATTTTAAATTTACACCTTCAAATGCAAGTGTTTCTTTTGGGTTCACAACATTGCCTGAATATACACCGACACTACGACCTATATCACCCGGAAGAAAAGTACGTAACAAAAATGCCGCACCTGCTGCAGCATCCTTCATACCGACATCTCGTAATGTTTTAGCTATGTTTTCTAAAGACCCTTTAAAGCCTTTATCAGCAAGACTTGTGCCA